TTTATGCAGTCATGGAAAGGTGTATCCATAAAAACTATTGTGTCAGAACCGGAATGGCAAAAATTGAGAAAATCCTTTCTTGGTACATGGAAAAAAGAACCGGAAGAAAATGTTAAAAAGTTAAGAAAATATCTTAAATCAAATGGTAATGATGATTTAGCATGGGTAAGGGTATACAATTATCTTACTGGATCGGCTTTTAGAATAGGTGTTATATCCCATCCTACAATAACCAAACTGAGCAAAGAAGTGAAGGAATATATAAACACAATAAGGAATAAAAAGTAGATGTTTACTCCAGATATACCAGATTATTCTGAATTAGAATCCGAAAATTTATTGGATTATTTAGGCGAATATTGGCAAATGAGTAAGTATCTTACCGCTGCTTTTGGTACAACCTATGCCGTATGGATCACCTTTATGATTGATCATAGAAGGTTTTTGATAAGACATAACATGATAAAAAAAGGGGATTTGTTTTATTGTGACCAATCATTGGTAGAGAAGTGGACCAAGCTACACCCAAACAGACAAACAAGAATTATAAAAAAGTTATCAGAATTAGGAATCATAGATGTGGAACGATGTGGAGTTCCACCAAGAAACTACTATAAAATAAATATAAAATTTTTGGTAAATTTAAGTACTTTCATTGTTGAAATCAATCATAAAATTCATGAAGAAACCGGAACACAATCACATATTTTTAAAACTTGTAATATAAACGAGCTATACGTACTAATATCCAGATCCTGTAAAACAATGGATCTGGATCTGTGTTCTGTGTCCAAATCCTGTAAAACAATGGATTTAAAAACATTGTTTTACAGGTTATATATAAATAAGAATAGATCAGAAAAAGAATATAACCTTTCATCTAAAGATGAAAGGGAGACCGAAAACGGTCTCAACAAACTTGAAGGTTCTTTGGACACTGCAAAACCGAAATTAAAAAAAAGGTCTAAGAAGATGCTTCTTATTCCAAAAATGAATATACCCGAAGAGGAAGAGAAGAAACAGGAACCTAAACCCAAAACAAGAACTAATCCATTATCAGGAGCTATAAAGGAAATTGTTTATCATTGGAATAACTCACCTGGAGTTAGAAATCTTCAACTTGTAAAAAATGGTAGTAAACCTAGTAAAACTTATAACAAGGTTATAAAAGTAATTTTACCCAAACTTTTAAATGGTACCTGGACTATTAGTAAGATTAAAAAATCGATAACAACATATTCAAATATGTTAAATAATAATGTTGATTACTTACTAATGGCCGTTTTACCTGGACATAGACCAAGTTTTGAAGAATTTTTATCCGGTTTTGGTAAAAACACGAAAAAAGCCATAAATGATAATAATGTTGTATCTTCAAATCTTATTTGGTTAAAGGAGTGCAAAAAACCTCAAAAGTATCTGGATCGTATGTATGGTAGAAAAATTAAATCAGATGAAAATCTCTATAAAGAATTCTTACATAGAATTATGCATCCGTATGATGATACACCTGCTGGTATTTCCACTTACATTGATCCTACTGAATGGTCAGAACTTCAATTTGATGAAATGGAACAAATTTCAAAAAATGGAGTTTTATCTATACATGAGGAGAATACCATTAGAAATGCCTCAAATCATTTGTTGGAATTTATGAAGGTTTATAAAATGGGTACAAAGGTTTGTCCGATTAAAAGAATTCCAAATGATCCAAATATGATGGTTATGGTTTTATTTAGGGCCATATCCGAGTCTATTGGAAGATCCAGTAATTTTAAAATATCATTTAGTTGGTTGGGTTCAGTAAAAACTTATGAGGAAAGAATTCCAAAAATGTTAAAATTTAGGGATAATTTACCAAAAGAATTTGTACCTTATGAGATGCCATGGAAGGATTATAGAAAGGGTCATGGTAATGGAAATGGAAATGGGTCTTAATATTGACTCATATATAGCTATATATGTACGTCATGTAAGCAGGGACGGTGAACCGGACCCAAATCCATATCCTTATAAGGATTAGTATTATACCTCGTCTTAAAATCGGTATATAGGAGATTGTGTATGTTGAAGTTGAAACGTCGTAGAATTGAAGCCTTACAGGAAAAGAAGTTAATGATAAATCTTATTACCTCTACTAGATTTGCAAAGAATATTTTACCTATTGTATCTACCCGTTTTTTGAAATCAGAAAATTCTAAACTGGCTTTAAGTTGGATCAAATCTTATTACGATAAGTATAAGGAAGCACCAAAGGGTAATTTAATTGCTTTATTTAATGAGGCGACCATAGATGAGAATGATTCTAAGTCGGCAGTTGTTTCCGATTACCTTACTTCTTTATCAGAGGAGTATGAAGATTATGATATAAATATTTTGTATGAAATTGATGAGGCAAAGAAGTATATACAGCAAAGAAGTGTCGAAACTACTTTAGAGGATGCAAAGATTTTGCTTGATAAGAATCAAGTAGAGAAGTCGGAAAATCTTCTAAAAGCATTTTCAATGAGGTTAGAGTCATTTGGGGATATTATGATGAATATATCCCATACGGCTATTAAGTCTTCTGATTTTCTTAATAAAGAAATAGAACAACCAACTTCAATAATTGATCCTTGGCTAACAGATGGTAACATATCCATGATTTATGCACCAAGGGGTATTGGTAAAACTTGGTTGTCTTTATCAATTGCGGTTATGGTTTCTAGAAAAAGGGCTACCGGTAAAAGATTTGGACCATGGGAAGTAATGAATGAATCCGGAGTTTTATATGTTGATGGTGAGATGGGCGATTATGAAATGCAAAAAAGATTAAAGATATTGAAAAAGTTATATGGTGAGGAGTCGGATGAAAATCCATTGACTTTATTAACATCTGCAAGGTATGCCGCGGAACATGGGGCACAAATGAATATTTCTTTAGAGGAATATAGAAATGCCCTTTATCAATATTTGTTTGAAAATTCTCATTATAATTTGGTTATTTTAGATAATATTTCATCTTTAACCCCAGGACTTTCGGAAAATAGTAAAGAGGATTGGGATCCAATAAATCAGTGGTTGATATCATTAAGACATTTAGGTGTATCCGTAATTTTGATTCACCATTCTGGTAAAGGAAATGTTCAAAGGGGTACATCTGGAAGGGAAGATGCCTTGGATTGTATTTTAACTTTGAGAAGATCCACCGTTCAGGTTGGTAATCAAGGTGCAAGGTTTACAGTTGTTTTTGAAAAGTCAAGGAATATACCACCTGGACCCGGAATTCAATCTTTTGATATGGAGTTGATGGAGGATGGTAGAGGTGGAGTTGAGTGGGTTAGATTATTTAATGAGGATGATGACGATGAATAAAAGTGGTGTAAAAAATATCGGTTTGGTATATAATGGATTAACAGACAAAGGAGGAGGATTTTAAATGTTATCAGTTACGAAGAAATTTGATTTTTGTTATGGTCATTGTTTGCCAGGTCATAAAGGAAAATGTAAAAACACTCATGGCCATAATTCTACGCTGGAGGTAGAATTGGTTTCTACAGAAACAACAGACAAAATGAATATTTACGATGGAATGATTATTGACTTTGGTGATTTGAAAAATTTAGTTAAGGAGACGATTATCGATAGATTGGATCATCAGTACCTAAATGAAATTTTAGAAGTGAATCCAACAGCTGAGAATTTGGTTAAATGGACTGTTAGGGAACTTCAGAATGTGTTTGGTAAAAGTTTAGTGAGGGTTAGGATTTATGAGACACCAGATTCTTATGCAGAATGGAGATTATAAATGAATAAGTTGAATATTTACTCTATATTTCCGAGTGTAGAAGGTGAAGTAAGTTTATATGGACAGGGCAGACTTACTACATTCATCAGATTTGCCGAATGTAATCTTACACCCCCTTGTAAATATTGCGACACCACTTATGCCTTGAAGAAATCCTCTGGTACTGAAATGACCGTACAACAGGTTTTTGATAAAGTTAAAGAGATTGGGATACCAAAGGTAACTATAACAGGTGGTGAGCCTTTGTTACAATCAGAAGGGTTTTATGAGTTGACTAAGAAGTTGTATTGGGAAAATTATAGAGTGTCTGTTGAGACAAACGGTACTCTTCCCTGTGTAGGTTATGGAGTTGGTTCATGGATTGTGGATTATAAGTTGCCTAGTTCTGGTTGTATGGATAAAATGAATTTGGCTGCTTTTGAAAATCTTAGAGGTACGGATTATGTTAAGTTTGTTATTGAAGATGAAACTGATTTTTTAGAGGCTTTGAATTTTAAAGAATGGTTACAAATAAGAAATAATGTGCATTTTGCTTTTTCTCCTAGTCATGGAAATTTGAGTCCTGATGAGTTAATATCTTGGTTAATGAAAGAGAAGGTATATGATGCTATTTTAAATGTTCAGCTTCATAAAGTATTGAATTTAAAGGAAGAAAAATAAAAAACAAAAAATATGAAAAAAAGGTGTAAAAAATATCACTTCAGCATATAATGGAGTTAACAGGTCAAGGTTAAGTTTTTATTTTTAAACAATTTAAAGGAGGAGTAAAATGGGAATTTCCAAATTGAAAGTGGATATGGATGAGCTTGGTAAGATGAGTAGTCTTTTGAACGATGCGGGTATTGTCAAGAATAAGATTAAGATTGACAAGAAGATGAAGAAGGTGGATGCAATTGAAAGTTTTATGAAGGCAGTTGAGTCAATTCCAGAAAAGGTTGAAAATGATATTCCTGCTGAGGTAACAATTTTTTATAATGCATTGGTGGATCAATTGGAGGCACAAGTGGCGGAGACTAAAAAGGATAAACCGGAAAAGGTAGATAAACCGAAAGAGACTAAAAAGGATAAACCGGAAAAGGTAGATAAACCGAAAGAGAAAAAAGAGAAGGTTGTAAAGGAAAAAGTAGGTGAGGATGAATTTGGGTATCGACTTAATACTAAATCCCACTTTTTTGTTGAGGAGCTTAAAAAGGGACCTATTGCAATGAAGGATATAAAGGAATGTCCCTGGAATGATAACAAGGCCACTTATTTTGGCACCTTCAGCGCTTTGAAAAAGGTTGGGGCAGTTTCTAAGGATGAAGATGGCAAAATGGTTTTTAATTCCAAATGGGATGAAAAGGAGAAATAGCATGAGTTCAGTTTTGGTGTTGTTGTCTGGTGGACAAGACTCGGCCACATGTTTGGCCATGGCCGAGTCTAAGTATGATGAAATTCATACAATATCTTTCGATTATGGTCAACGTCATTTGGTAGAATTGGAGTGTTCAAAGTGGTTGTCAGAGGCGGTTGGGGCAAAAAGCCATACGGAATTGAAGGTTTCCTCTATACGGCAGCTTGGTGGATCCGCTTTAATAGAAGATGGAAATATTTCTGGTGATCATGTGGTTAATAAGGATTTGCCGGCATCTTTTGTACCAGGAAGAAATTATCTTTTTCTTGGATTGGCGGCGGCAAAGTCCTATCAATTAGGTGTAAAGGATATGATTACTGGTGTTTGCCAAACTGATTTCTGTGTTAGTGGAGATACCCTCATTGATTGTCCTCGTAATCTGGAACTTTATCCTGATGGAATTCCTATTCGAGAATTAGTTGATAAGGAGTTCATGGTTTGGTCGTGGGATATTGAAAAACAACAAACCGTTTTAAAACCAGCTTTTAATGTTAGAAAAACTTTGGAAAATACACCAATTTTTGAAGTAAAATATGAATGGGGGGTTGGAAGAAATAAAAGCATTAGAACAATTAAGGCAACAGAAAACCATCGTTTTCTTTTGAGAAGTGGGGAATATGTAAAACTTAAAGATTTAAAATTGGGTGATTCCTTACAACCTTTTCATACTGCATTTGATAGTAATTATCGGTTGGTAACTGATAGACCTGGTCATGTTTATTATGAACATAAAATGATTGTGGTACAACAGGAAAATGTTAAAATGGAATCTACCTTTGATTGGGTTGCACATCACAAAGATAAAAATCCATTGAACAATAATTGTGATAATTTGGTTGCCATGGATCATTCCAATCATATGGCAATGCATGCTAAGGAAAAATGGGCCTCCGGAATGATGGATGAGAATAATTTATTTATAAATGATAATCCAATGGGTCATAAGGTTTTTAGGAAAAAAGTTTCTAAAAAGAAAAAAGAATGGTGGGATAACATAACCCCTGAAAAAAGGGAAGAATTTAAGGATCGGGCGAGGGAAAATACTTTAAAACAAATGAAGGAATTAGAATATATAAATCCCTCACAATTGCCTGGGGTTAAATTCAAACAAAGATATATGGCTTATAAAAGATATGGTAACGAGGATGGAATGGAAAGTGTTCGAATAGAGGCCGAAAGGAATGGTTTTAGTTTAAATCATAAGGTAGTTTCCATAAAAGCCGTTGGTAATGAGGACGCTTTTGATATAGAAGTTAAGGATACACATAATTTTGCTGCAAATGGAATTTTTATTCATAATTCAGGATATCCGGATTGCCGGGATACTTCAATAAAGGCAGTTCAGGCGGCTCTTAATTTATGTTTGGATTATGATATTATAATTCATACCCCACTTATGTGGATGACCAAGGCAGGGACAGTTTTAAAGATGGACTCACTTGGTAAATTGGATTGGTATAAAAATACTGTAACTTGTTATGAAGGAAAGAGACCACCTTGTGGTAAATGTCCCTCTTGTTTGCTTAGGGCAAAGGGTTTTGAAGAGGCCGGTTTTAAAGATCCTGCAGTGGAGGCATTTAATGGATGAAAATAGATCCCAATCCTTAGAGGCGGTAACAAAACTGTTGGAGTATATTGGTGAGGATCCCAATCGGGAGGGTTTGTTGGAAACCCCCGAAAGGGTAATTAAGGCCTACGACTTTTTGTTTTCCGGATATAAACATAAAGTTGAGGACGTTATAAAGACCTTTGATTCTGATGGTTATAATCAAATGGTTTTACTTAAGGATATAGAAATGTATTCCTTTTGTGAACATCACATGCTTCCTTTTTTTGGTAAAGTTCATGTGGCTTATATACCAAACAATAGGGTTATCGGAATATCAAAGTTAGCCAGAGTGGTTGAAATTTTTAGTAAACGTCTTCAGATACAGGAGAGACTGGGTGAGCAGGTTACTGAGTCTTTGATGACTCATTTACAACCCAAAGGTGCCGCCTGTATAATTGAGGCGAGCCATTTATGTATGAGAATGCGTGGGGTAGAAAAACAAAATTCTGTTATGGTCACCTCCAGTTTGAAAGGTATATTTATGACGGATAACGCCGCTCGGGATGAACTGTTAAAGTTGATAGAATTGTAGGGGGTTTTGTATGAGAGTAATGGCGGTTTCTCCAATTAATAAGAGATCCGGTAAGGTTGAACTTAGTCGGTATTGTAAACTAGCGGAGCAAAGTAAGTGTGACATTATTGTATTTCCGAGTTCCTTTTTGCCTTATTATAAAAATTCTACGGCTTTTTATGAGCAGCAGAATATTGAAACCTTACCGGGTAAGGTACCGGATAATCTTATGGTAATTGTTGGGGTAAATGAGAAAGCCGGTGAAAAACTCTATAAAACCACGGTATCCTTTACTTCTACTGGAATTAAACATATACACCGAAAAATGAATCTGGAACAACATTATATTGATAAGGGGTTTAGTTCCGGTAGTGGTGAGGATTTTCAGTTTTACTACGATACCTTGGGTATTAAAATAAATCCATTAGAATGTTTTGAGACCCTTTTCTCAGAGAATTGGAAAGGGGCGGATTTGGTAACTGGAAGTGTTGGCTTTGGTATGTTGGCTAAAACGGATAATTATGATTGTGATTATTTTGATCAATGGTTAAATGTAATTAAGACTCATTGTTTATTACATAATTGTTATGCCGTTCTTTCCTGTAATGCCCAGTATAGGGATATTATGACGGTGGCAGTAAATAAATCCGGAGAGGTAGTAGCCATGGCTAGAGATCATGGTTATTTTGTGGTGGATTTGGATAAGGATGATTTTCAAAGACACAAGACCCCGTATTTACAACAATAAGGAAAATGATATGAAGAAAAAGGTAAGTTTATTTTTGGATTCCGGAGCTTTTTCGGCATGGTCTAAGAATATAGAAATTAATTTACAGGATTATATAGATTACATAAAGAAGGTTGAGCATATTGTTGAGGTATATGCCACATTAGATGTAATTGGAAATCCTGAAAAAACTTATGAAAATCAACTTGAAATGGAAAGACAGGGTTTGAATCCTATTATCACACTTCATAAAGGTGAGGATATGAAGTGGTTGAAATTGTATTTAGATAGATATGACTATATTGCCTTGGGCGGTATTGCCGGTGGAGTTACAGCGGTTGATATAGAAACTCATTTGAATAAGTGTTGGGAAATTATTTGTGATACTCCAGATAGAAAACCTCGCTGTAAGGTACACGGATTTGGTCTTACTTCTTTGAGACTTATAACCAGATACCCATGGTATAGTGTAGATAGTACTTCATGGGTTATGACAAGCAGGTTTGGTTCAGTTTATGTTCCGAGAATGAAGAATGGAAAATATGTGTATGTTCCATTTACGGAGGATGGAAAATATATACCTAATTTGTCAAGTTGGAAAGTTTGTGTGTCTGAAAGGTCACCTTCAAATAAAGAAGCGGATAAGCATATTACATCCTTTACTGAGATGGAAAGGAGGATGATTTTAAAGTATTTGGATTACAAGGGTTTTAAGTTAGGTAAGTCAGAATTTAAGGAAGTAGGTAAGGGATATGAACTTAAAGAGGGTGAATCCTGGTTTGGTAAGGAAGAATTAAATACGAAGGAGAATATACAAGGTAATGAATGGAAGGGTAAAAAGAGTAGGACTGTTGAAATTATAATTGAACCAGGGTTGTGCAATGATTATAAACTCCGGGATGAATTGAATATTATTTACTTTAGTGATCTACAAGAGGCTTTTCCGGAGGAACCTTGGAGTTGGACATCACAGGCTACTCCGAGAATGTCCATGGGGTTAAAGTGATGAAGATATTTTTAGCTACATGGACTGAGGATAATCAAGGGGAGACCTTGTCAAAAGTGGATTACAAAAATAGACTTATGTCATACTTTTTTCTAAGGGATGTAAAGGATGATGATTTTGTTTTGGAGTATGTTTTTAGAGGCAAGGTAAGGAGAAAAAATGAAAATAAAGACTGATCTTCTTAAAGAAATTCTTTTGAAGGTAAAGCCAGGTCTGGCCTCAAAAGGTATAGTGGAACAAGCCACCCATTTTATATTTACTGGAGAGGAAGTTTTAACATATAACGATAGAATATCTATTAGTTATCCATTAAAAACTGATTTTGGGGATTGTTCCGTACCGGCTGAGGTTTTGTATAATATTGTTAAGGATTTGAAGGGTAAGGAAACAGAAATAGTATTGGAAAAGGATCAATTGTTATTAAAAAGTGGGAAAACCAAGGTCGGTATTAATGTATCAATGGATGACAGCATTATGTCATTAGTGGATGCAATGAGTTTACCGGATGATGATTCCTGGAATCCATTGACTCAGGAATTTATTGATGGTTTAAAACTTTGTATATTTTCTGCATCCACTGATGTTTCAGTGCAGTATTTAACATGTATTAGTGTTGAGGGGAACCGTTTAGTATCAGGTGATGAATTAAGGATTAGTGAATTTGTTATGAAAAATAAACTTCCTGACAAATTCTTGATTCCGGCAAAGGCCGCAATAGAATTGGTTAAGTTTGATATTATTGAATACGGTATAAAGTTACCCTGGATATTCTTTGGTACCGATGATGGTATTCTTTTTTCTTCTAAAACTGTTGAAAGTGATTATCCGGATGTGTCAGAATTTTTTGATGTTGATGGTCCCAGTGTAGTTATACCGGATGGTCTTAACGATAGTGTTAGAGTAGTTTCCCCAATGTCAGATGGAGAGTTTGATGTTGATAAGCAGGTTGAAATTAGTATTGAAAAGGGGATTGTTAAATGTAGGTCCGAAGGGATGTCTGGTTGGGCGGAAGATGCATTTGATTTAGGTCAGGATGTATCTGGTATTAGATTTAGGGTAAATCCAATATTCTTTTTACAGGTATTGGATAAAGAGACCACCATGATTCATGGTACAGGAAGAATTGTATTGTCTTCTGGTCAGTTTAGACACGTAGTATCATTATTTGATTGATATGAAAATTTATTTTGCAGGAGTTCCAGGTGGTAGTCTCAGGGAAAGGGAGAAGGAACTTTTCAAGTTGGGAATTAATAGGTTATGTTCCTTTTACTATTTGGATCAGACGGAAATCACCATTGAGGAGTTTATAAAGAATGATAATTTACTTCGCCGGAAACGGGGGAATTCAAAGGGAAAGATTGTTGATTAAGCATAATACAAATCGTCTAGTTTCCTATTTTTATCCTAACCAATTAATACAACTCATGGAGGAGCGAAATGAAGATATATCTTGCCTCAGTGGGACATCAACAAGCTCTGGCAAGGATGATGAAATGTAAGAAGGATGTTAATATATTATTTTCATATTATGATTTAAGTGGTCAATCTGGAATTCCATTTAGAAAAGATTTATTTGAGGAGATGGTGATGAAAGGATTTTTTTCAAAACAAGAAGTGAGACCATCTGCAACAAAAAAGGGTAATGTAAATCCTTGCGAGGTCTGTAAACTTTATAAGAAGGTTGAATCACCGAGAATGGAAATTACTGGGGATGGAGAAAAAGGTATTCTAATAATAGGAGGGTCTCCAGGTAAAACTGATGACGAAAAATGGAAGGAGTCCGGTTATGATAAACCAACTCAATTTATTGGTAAGTCTGGATCCATTCTCCGAACCTCACTTAGAAAAAATGGTATTTATTTAGATAAGGATTGTTGGAAAATAAATTCAATTAGATGTAGAAAGCCGGAAAACAAAAAAATTACAAAGAGGGAGTTAAAACTTTGTAGGGATCATTATTTGGATTTTATAAAGGAGAATAAACCAAAGTTTATATTACTTTTGGGTGATGTAGCAGTTGAATCCTTTTTTATGGGAAGATTTTCTGGTCTTGCCATTAGTAGGTGGAGGGGTTTATGTGTACCGGATAAGGAAACAAATGCATGGGTTATTCCTTTGTTTCATCCTTCATACATTTTAAAAAATGGTAATGATGTAGGGCTTAAGTCTTTGTTTGAAAGGGATTTGAAAAGGGCAATTGAACATACAAAACAGTTGTCGCATCCTGAATTTGAGGATTTTGAAAGTCAAGTTGAATTGGCAACTAATTTTGACAGGGCAAAGCAGTTATTAAGAAATACACTTGAATTTGCAAGTGAGGTGGCATTTGATTATGAGACATCCGGATTAAAACCATATTGGGAAGGTCATGTAATTTGGACTTTGGGTATTTGTAATGATATTGGTGATTGTTTTGCCCTACCTTTTGAATATAAGAATTGGTCTGATGATGAGTTGACTGAGCTTGAAGATATTTGGATTGCCATTCTTGAAAATTCCAGAATAAAGAAAATTGCTCATAACTTAAAATTTGAGGAGGCATGGAGTAGGGTAATATATGATGCCAAGGTTAAAAATTGGCATTGGTGTTCTATGAATGTTGCCCATCTTTTAGATTGCAGAACCAGGTTTACCGGTTTAAAATTTCAGGCATATATAAATTTTGGTGTAGGGGAATATGATAAAGACGTAAAGAAATATATGGCCCCAAGGCCTGGTCAAAAGTTAAATCGTCTGGATAAAGTACCAATAAAGAAACTTTTACTTTATAATGGTATGGACGCAATACTTACTTATAGATTATATTTGCGTCAGAAGGATTATTTAAAAACCAAGGCCGGTATTCGAAAGGCAAAGGATTTTTGTTTAAAAGGTCTTTTGGCTTTAGCCGATGTTCAGGATACTGGTATTAATATGGATGAGAAGTATTACAAGGAAAAGACTATAGAGTTAAAGAAACGGATTTCAAAATTGAATGAAGAAATAAATAATAGTGTGGAGGCTAAATTATTTAAGAAAATTACTAAGCGGGAATTGAGTCTTAGATCAACTAAGGATTTGAAGGAACTTTTGTTTGATATTCTTGAGCTTGAACCTACCAAGGTTACTGATAATGGTAATCCTTCAGTGGATAAAGAAGTTATGGCCAATATTGGTATTCCCTTCACAGACAAACTTACAGAAATGAGAGTCTTGGATAAAATCCAAGGAACTTATCTTGCTCAGTTTATAAGGGAGATTGAGGATGATAAAATGCATCCTTTCTTTGATTTACATACGGCAAGAACCTACCGCAGTTCATCTTCTAACCCCAATTTCCAGAACATTCCAACTAGGAGTGAACTGGCCAAAAAAGTAACAAGATATGGTATTATTCCAAGTCCAGGATGTTTATTATGTGAAGTGGATTATGGGTCAATTGAAGTTAGGGTCGCCGCTTGTTTCACTAAGGATCCAGTATTGGTGGATTATATTAATGATACTTCTACCTGTATGCATAGAGATCAGGCAAAATTACTTTTTAAAATGACAGATAAGGAGGTTACTACGGCAGTTGATGGGGCTTCTACTAATTTAAGATTTTTTACAAAAAATCAATTTGTATTTCCAGAATTTTATGGTTCATGGTATAAGGCCTGTGCTCGTGGTTTATGGGATAATTGTTTTGGTTTTTCAATTGATGGTGTGGCTGTAAAAGACCATGTGGGTATGTCGTATGCCCAATTTGAAAATCATGTTAAAAAGGTTGAACAAAAATTTTGGAAGAGATTTAAGGTTTTCAAAAAGTGGCAGGAATCTATGATTACTAGTTATAATAAGAAGGGTTATGTAGAAATGATGTTTGGTCACCGTCGTGGTGAATATCTTAATCATAACAAAATTATTAATACACCAATTCAGGGAACAGCTTTTCATTTACTTTTATGGAGTTTAATTCGGGTTAATGAAATACGTAAAAAGGAGGGATGGAAGTCTAGAATTATTGGTCAGATTCATGATAGTATGTTATTAGATGTACATCCGGATGAAAAGGACCATGTTTTTTCTGTAATAAATAGGGTAATGTGTGAGGACGTTAGGGAGGAATATCCATGGATTATTGTTCCGTTTGAAGTGGATTTTGAAACATCACCAATAGATCGTCCGTGGTATGAAAAGGAGAAAGTAAAATTATGAAAATAGATACTCCGTTACATCTTAAGTATCGACCGCAAAGTTTTGATGAAGTAATTGGTAATAAAGGGACTGTTGAATCTTTAAAATCAATATTGGCCAGAAAGAAGGGTAGACCACATTCTTTGTTATTTTCTGGTCCAGCAGGTTGTGGAAAGACCACCCTTGCCCGTATTATAAAGAATGAACTGGGATGTTCAGATAGAGACTTTCATGAGTTAAATGCTGCAAATACAAGGGGGATCGATACCATTAGGGAAGTAGGAGTAAATTGTCAGTACTCTCCATCTATTGGTAGTTGTAAAATATACCTTTTGGATGAGGCCCATAAGTTGACTGTGGATGCCCAAAATGGTATGTTGAAACCTTTGGAGGATACACCATTACATGTTTATTTTATCCTTTGTACAACAGAACCTGAAAAGTTAATTGAGGCAGTTCGTCAAAGGTGTACTAAGTTTAAGGTTGCTACTCAAAGAAGGGCGGATATTACAAAGTTACTTAATTTTGTTTTAGAGTCCGAAGGGGTGGAGGATTTTCCGGTTGAGGCTGTAAAGGAAATAGCAAAAGTGGCCGGTGGTTCTCCTAGAAATGCCTTAGTAATTTTAGATAGTGTTATAGATATAGAGGATCCACAAGTAGTAATGTCCTCAATTATAGATTTTGTTGTAAAACAAAGTTCAGTAAAAGATTTATGTGAGGCATTATTGGCAAATAAGAAGTGGTCGGAAATATCAAAAATTCTTTCCACTATTGATAGTGAACCAGAGAACGTTAGATATGCGGTACTTGGTTGGATGAATACTGTTTTGTTGAAATCCGGTGATGTAAGGGCGGCTGAAATTATTGTCAATTTTATGGAACCAATGATGTATACTAAAAAAGCTGGTTTAACTTATGCCTGTTTTGCCTGCACATCAAAATAATACGGTAAAATTAATTCTGTTTGCTATATAATATATATGAACAGGAGGTGTATATTGTGAGTGATAAAAGTGAGTACCAGTTAGATTTAGAAGTTAATAGAGATAGATTAGATGAGGAATGGGAGGATCAACCACAACTATATATGAAGTGGGCGGAAAGACTTGTTGAAGCCATTTATGAGAGGGACAGGGCAAAAGAGAAGCTGGATTTTGTAAAGGCCAATATAGATAGTAAGATTCGAGCAAATCCAAGAGACTTTGGTTTTGATAAGAAACCAACTGAATCCGCAATACTAAATAAGATTATTGTTGATGATGAGTACCAGCAGGTGTTAGAAGTATATTTGAAGACCAAGAGAAGTGTTGGAATTCTTCAGGGTGTGAAGGAAGCTATGGAGCATAAAAAGAAGGCAATAGAAGGGGAGGTCACTTTATGGGTGGGAGAATATTTTTCTGAACCAAGAGTATCCGGAACGGTAAAAGAGAAATCCAGTAGGGAAGTAACAGAAAAAATTAGAAGGCGGTTGCTCCCAAAAAGGGAAAATTAATGGAAATCTGGAACATTGTCTTATTGATTGTTATTTCATTACTTGCCTTGTATATGGTACCAAGAATTTTGTTTTCTGCAATCTTTAGATCCTATTTTGAACTAAAGAAATTTTTTAATACTAATGAGGAGGATGAAAATGGCCAAAAAAGATCGTAAAGCTATGGTAGATGCCTTAAAGAAAAGAACTCAGGAAAGTTCCAATAGAAAGTCCGGGGGCTTTATTTCCATTTTCAAGTCGGATTTGGAAGATGTTTCTTTTTGGAAGTGTAAGGAGGGGGATCATACTCTTGATATTATACCTTATTATGTTGGTGAAAATGATCCACATGTGAAGTTGGATGAGCCAGGATATGTTTTGGAACTTAAGGTTCACCAGCAAATTGGGCCTTCCGAAGGTTCCTATATATGTCCGGCTGAGAATTTTAATAAACCTTGTCCGGTTTGTGAACACAGAAGGGTTTTGAAGCAACAAGGTGCAGATGATGATGATATTAAGGCCTTGTATCCTAAAAATCGTTGTGTTTATAATGTAGTTTGTTATGATACAGCAGAGGAAGAGGATAAAGGTGTTCAGGTGTGGGAAGTGTCCAGGTGGCTTAGTGAAAGGTATTTTACAAAGTTAGCTAAACCAAAACGCCGTCGTGGTGGTGAGTCTACGGAACCAATTAATTTTGCTAGTCCTGTTGGTGGTAAAACTATTGAATTTACCAGGGAAGGTACAGGGGCAACAAATACGGCTTATATTGGTCATTCTTTTCTTGATAGGGATTATGATATTGAGGAAGATATTTTGGATTTGGCCCATTGCTTGGATGATTTAGTTATTGTTCCTACCTATGCTGAGTTGTATGAGGCATACTGGGGTGAGGAGCTGGAAGAAGACGCAAAGGAAGGGAAGGAAGAAGAAAAGGAAGAAGAGAAAGAATCAAAGCCCAGAAGGGGTAGAGGAAAGAAAGAGGAAAAAGAAGAGAAGAAAGAGGAGGAATCAAAGCCAAGAAGGGGAAGAAAGAAAGAAGAAAAGGAAGAGGAGGAACCAAAGCCCAGGGGTAGAGGAAAGAAAGAAGAAAAGGAAGAAATTAAATGTCCTGGTGGTGGGGTTTTTGGAATAGATATAGATACTTTAGATGATTGTGAAGATTGTGATCTTTGGAAGCCTTGTGCTAAAGAAAATGTCAAATCAAAGAAAGAGGATGATAAGGAAGAAAAGAAGGAAGAAAAGAAGGAAGAAAAGAAAGAGAAGGGAACAACAAGTAGACGTAGAAGAAGGCGTTAAATTATGTTGAAAAGAAGAGAAAGATCTACTGGTGATATAGTACAGGACGTTGAAGAAAGTATAATGTCACCAGTAGAAAAAAAGGTAGATGATCGGATACTTATCCCAACAGGTTCTGCAATGTTAAATCTGGCCTGTTCGGATAATATCCGTGGAGGTTACTCTCCAGGTAGAATCGTAAATCTTATTGGTGATAGTTCTAGTGGAAAGACCTTGCTTGCATTATCTATGTTAGCAGAAGTAGCAAATAAAGAACAGTTTGATGATTACAGACTTATTTTTGATGACGCGGAAGCCGCCTTAGAATTCAATATCGATTATTTATTCGGGTCTGTGGCGGCGGATAGAATTGAGACAAATAACTTTTCCGTTACTATTGAAGATTACTATGGGAATGTTTTGAAGGCCATTGATAAGGGTGAACCTTTTATTTATGTGTTAGATAGTTTTGATTCCATTACTGCTTTAGATGAGATTAAGAGATCCAATCAATATCGTGATGATAAGAAAAACGATAAAGGTAGTTACAAAACTGAGAAGGCTAGAATGTCAAGTGAGATTTTGAGAGTTATACGTGGGGATATTAATAGTACAAAATCTTTGGTTTTAGTTATTTCTCAGACTCGTGATAATCTTGGATTTGGAGCAATGTTTCAACCAAAGGTTAGATCTGGTGGAAAGGCCCTTAAATTTTATTGTAGTCATGAAATTTGGTTGGCTGTGGGTAAGAAAGATAAAGTGAAGGATTTAGAAATAGGAGTAGAAGTATTTGCTAAAGTATCGAAGAATAAATTAACCGGAAAACGTAGAAATGTGATATTTCCAATTTATTATGATTATGGAGCGGATGATATTACGTCGTGTATCAATTATTTGATTGAGAATAAAGTGTGGAAACAGCCAAAACAAAAGATAAATACCGAAGGTTTTATCGAAGATGAGTTTACAGTTAAAAAATTAATCAAAGTCATAGAAGAAGAAGATTTAGAAGACGACTTACTGGATTTAACTCAACGGGCTTGGACAGATAAAGAGGATAGTGTAAAATTGAATAGGAAAAGGAAATATGCCTAAAATTGTAGTTGATTGCAACAATATGGCCTACAGGGCTTTTTATACCACAGGAGTTTTGGACCTTGGTATTGTTTTTGGTTTTTTAGCAACTATTTTAGATTTAAGTGAAACACTTGAAAGTAACCAATTTATTTTTTGTTGGGATTCTAATCATTCTTATAGAAAGGAAGTTTACCCAAAGTATAAAACTCGTCCAGATAAGACAGAGGAAGAGCAGATTAAATTGGAAGAGGCAAAAATTCAATTTAAAATGCTTCGTAAGGAAGTGCTTCCGGAATTGGGATTTACTAATGTGTTTGTATGTCCTGGATATGAAGCCGATGATTTAATGGCATTTGTAGTTAAACAATTTCCAGATGAATATGTAATAGTTTCTGGAGATGAAGATTTGTATCAAGTATTGAGTGAGGATGTTAGTATTTATCAACCTATACCAAAGAAATTAGTTACAAAGGAGTCTTTTGAATCTGATTATGGTATATCATCATCTGAATGGAGTAAGGTAAAATCTTTAGCCGGATGTACTAGTGACACAGTAACAGGAATTCAGGGTGTTGGTGAGAAAACTGCTATTAAGTATTTAACTGGTAATCTTACTAAAGGAAAGGTTTTTGATCGTATAGAAGAACAAAAGGATGGAATGGTATCCACCAACTTACCAATAGTTTCCCTTCCGTATAAGGGAGACAGACCTATTTCCATATCTGGTATAAATATTGACAAATTGTATAGATCTGATTTTATGTCTTCTTTTACTCATTTGGAGATGAGATCCTTTTTAAAGGATAATTCTTTTGATGAGTGGGTTGAGGCCTTGGATTTACATCGTACTAAACGTACCATGACTGCTACTTAAATATAAACTGGTACCAATGGTCCTCTTTTAAGTTGCCTTGGATTGACGGCCTATTTAAAATGACTTTGGTACCTGTTTTAAGGTGTACACAATGGCAAAAGGGGATAGTTTTGAAAGATTAGTACCAAGGCAATTAAGTCTTTGGTTTACACATGGAAAAAGGGACGATTTATATTGGAGAAAGAAAAACAGAAATAGAAGAGATGGTAATAAATATCAATTAGGTGATATAATTTGTGAGACCTCAGAGGGAAGGGAATTGACTCAGCTTTTTAACATAGAATTGAAGACTGGGTATTCCAAGAGTAGGTCAGGAACCACGAAAGTAAAGAATGTACCATGGGATTTATTGGATCTAATTGATTATACCATTCGTAAAAACCAGAAGGTTAAGAATTTTGTAATTTTGGATTTTTGGGAACAAACCACAAGGGATGCAAAATTAACAAGTAGGATTCCATTACTAATATTCAAACGCGATTATCATGTTCCGGTTGTCGTTATAAGTAAGGAACATAAATCTTTGCTTAGTGAGTACTTAGGTGATATAGATGTTGAGTCATTTTTGTCACTTAATTACAAAGATGATGTTTTATTATTTTATCGTAGGGATGAATTTTTTGAATGGTTAACACCAGAGATTGTTTGTGTGTTGGCAAATAAATTACGTAACGGTGAAATAACAATTTGAGGAGAATGGGATGGGAATAGATTCAGTACATTTACAGAATTTTCAATCACATGCGGATAACTTATTGGAATTTACTCCTGGTATAAATGTGATAACAGGTTCTAGTGATGTAGGAAAATCTTCTATAATGCGGGCAATAAAGTGGGTGGTTACTAATAGGCCTTCTGGCAACGCATTTACATCCCATTTTGCCTCAAAACCAAAGACTTCCGTTTCTTTGGTTATTGATGGAAGGAAGGTAGAAAGAACTCGTTTTAAATCTATTAATAAGTATAGATTAGACAAAGTGGATTACAAGGCAATTCGTACAGACATTCCTCAGGAAGTTCAGGATTTTGTTAATTTATCAGAAGAAGTGAATTTGCAGTCACAACATGATTCTTATTTTTTGTTACAGGATTCGTCTGGTGAAGTTGCCAAGAAATTGAATAAGGTGGCAAATCTGGCTATTATTGATTATTCCCTGAAAAGTGTTAATGTTGGTATTACTGGTACTAATAGGGATGTCAATACCGGTAAGTCTACTATTTCTGATTTAGAGTCAGAGTTAGAAAAGTATGATAATTTGGATTGGGTAGAACAGTTATGTTCCGATTTGAATGATTTTTTGAGTGAGATCTCAGATTTAGAACAAGAACAGGAAGAATTAGAAGCCTTGTTGGATAGAATAGAGGTAATTGAAAATAATATTTGGGAATGTAATATATATGTATCACTCGAAAAGACTGTTGATAATTTAGTATCCCAAACAGGTGAAATACAGGAGTTAATAGACTACAATGATAAGTTATTACAATTAGTGGAGTCCATTGAATCTTCCAAAAATGGTATAGAGGATATAGAGATTATTCTTTCCTTCGAGCCGATAATAAAAACTATTTTGGATTTCATAACGGATTATCAGTTTTTGTTTCAAGAAGTGGATGATTTGGAAAATTTAGTAAATGCCATAGAGGAATGCGAATCCGGTATACAGGTAGCGGATAAGTTGATAGATAGGACAGTAGCCAAAATGATTAAATTGGTTAAGGAAACTGGAATTTGTCCAATATGTGGTAATACTAGTACTACTCATGTAGCGGATCATATAATGAGGTGGCTTAATGTCTAGACTTTGTGAGTGTGGGTGCGGACAGGTAGTGAAATCCGGAAATAGATTTATTCAGGGTCATAATAGTAGAGGTAGAATATTAACAAAAGAGCATAAAGAAAAGATACGTAAAGGTAATAAAAATAAAATCGTTACGGAAGAAACCAAAGAAAAATTAAGGATAGCACAAACAGGAAAAACGTATTCAGAGGAATCGAAGGCTAAAATGAGCAGGTCTCATATAGGTCAGGCCCCTTCTTCAACCTCTTGGAAGAAAGGAAATGTTCCATGGAATAGAGGTAAGAAATCCAGGTTATCCACAATAGTAAAACTTATGCGACCAAGGATTGATGGGTATTGTGATGCATGGAGTGATGAGGAGTACAAAAACGATCTTAGAAAAGGAGCCTGTGAAGAATGCGGAATTACAAATATGATGAGTATCCATTTATTTGGATTTATACTAAGTAACCATCACGAAAATGGAAAGGAAAATTGCTCTCCCGATGATATTAGAACATTGTGTCATAGTTGTCACATGAGTCATCATATGATATTACGACATAAGAAAATGCGGGCAGAAGGAGGATATTAAATGAGCCATTTTCTGGTAACTGGCGACTGGCATATACGGGCTTCGAAACCCAGATATCGTATGGATAAAAGTTATGTGGATACTGAAGGTAGGAAATTGGAGTGGTTGTTTGCAACTGCTGAGAAATATAATTGTTCCGCAATTTTACAACCAGGTGATATGTTTGATTCCTATGATATACCTAATTATATGAAAATAAATTTAGTTAACAAATTTCGGGCTGGTTTGCCAGTGTATTCCATTTATGGTCAACATGATTTAAAGTATAGAAATCATAAAGATACAGTAATGTCCTTATTTGATACGATAGGAGTCGTAAAAGTATTTGATCAACCACATCCGGTAGAGATTGACGATTGTAATATTTATGGTTCTGGGTGGGATGAGCCGGTACCTAATATAGTAAATTCAAATAAAGTAAATATATTACTTACCCATGAAATGATAGTTGGGGATGGGGCATTGTGGTATGGTCAGGAAGATTATATTGAAGCAAAGGATGCTTTAAAAAAGTGGGATGGTTTTGATTTAATTGTGTCGGGAGATAACCATCAATCTTTTCATTATATGAATAAAAAAAGAATGTTACTTAATTGTGGTTCCTTGATGAGAACCAGTATATCTCAAGTAGATCATAAACCAGTAGTATGGATATATGATAGTGTTACAAAAACTGCTGAATGTTTGGAAATCCCGATAGATCCAATAGAAGAGATAATGGACTTAGACCTGGCGGATACTATTAAGTTAAATAATAAAAAGTTGGATGAGTATAATGAGTATCTTTCTTCGGATTATTCTGTTGAGTTGGATTTTGAAAAAACAGTATTTAATTCTGTGAAGATAAATAAGGTAAAAGGTAGGACACAGGCGGTTGTAAAAGGTATCTTTAAATCTTATTACGACGAATTGGGGGTTGGATAAATGGATGTAGATACTGTTCTTAAAGAATTGAATGGTTTTAAACTGATAATCGAGGAGGCAAAACAGGATAAGGGTGAAGCAAAAGGTGCTTTATCTGAGCAAATGAAGGCCTTGAAAAGTTATGATATAGACTCCGTAAAAGAAGCCAAAAAAATTATAAAGGACAATAAAAAGAGGTTACCGGTATTATTGGAGAAGTTGACTACAGATTTTGAAGAATTAAAATCGGGATACGAATGGTAATGGGATATGATATCGTTAGTCAATTAGAAGAAGCAAAGAAAAAGTTAAATAGAGATCGTGGTAAACAATCTATACTACAATCCCAACTCGAAATTTGCAAAAAGGATTTAAAGAGAAAGGAATTTCATTTATCTTCCTTGATGGAGGCTCGCTCCATTTTTCAGAAAGCCGCTCAGGATACACAGGCAAAGTTGGAAGAACATATTAGTAATTTAGTAACTTTGGCTTTAAATGCTATATTCGAAGACCCTTATGAGTTTAAACTTGAGTTCGTTCAAAAAAGAGGAAAAACAGAAGCGGATTTATGGCTTGTTAGAAATGGCCAAAAAGTTAACCCTATGGACGCAGCAGGCGGAGGAGTAGTAGACGTGGTTTCTTTTGCCCTTCGTTTGGCATATTGGTCTTTGACGAAAAAGACTAGACCAATTTTTTTATTGGATGAACCGTTTAAACATCTTAGTGCAGATTTACAAAGTAGTGCGGGTGAGATGTTAAAGATGTTATCAGATAAGTTAAATATTCAAATTATTATGGTGAGTCATATTGTTAAGTTGATTGAGTGTTCTGATAATATACTAAGATTTGGAATGGAGGATGGTAAAACTATCAAAGTGAGGTAGACATGAACTTCGATTCGAATAAACTGAGAAATCATTTTGGAATGCACACCAGGGAAGCAGCAGGGTTCATACTGTTACTATTGAATATGAATGAAGGTGATAAATTCAAATCTAGGATAGGGGAGGTTGTAAAATTGAGTGATAATACATTTAAAGTTAATTCTAAAAAGTCAATAGAGGAGTTAGCAGACTTATGGGTTGAAGAAACAAGAAATCCGCTTACTAAATTGTTTGATTAGTAAATATGTCTGACTTTAATAAATTAGTTGAGCAATTTATGTCTCAACAGGACGATGTAGTGGTACCGGATATTTATAAATTCGGGTGTAAGAAAGTAAAAAATTGGATATTTATTCAAAGTAGAGTTTCCTTGGATTCTTTTCCAGAAGGATTTGTGGAAGATGTGGTTTTAACTTTTATTTCCAGATTGTACGATCGTACAATTTCAAATAAGCCAACAAATATATTATTAACGATTGCTAATGAAAAGGCCACTAAATATGCCTTCACTACTTTTACCGATAGTGTTAGCAATAACATTGTAGATTTTAGAGTAGATAATTCTAAAATTCTTGGTGAATATGTAGAGGATAAGTTAAAGGATTTATCCCCAGAAATACGATCAACTATATTGTATTTATTATTGCATCCATCTGAGTATAGTAGGATGTTATCAATGCATAAGGATAATCCGGAATTTTATTTTGGCCTGAGTCGTCTGATATCAATAAGAAAGAAAATAGAAAAACAAAAAACTTATGGTATATCTAAGAAGGATTTTTCTACTCATACGTCGAAGGCCCTTTTGTTATCTACAATGTATTCTATTCACCCATCTTTAGTAGTGTTGTTTTTGTTGTTGGGTGATGTTTCCAAATTTTTACAATTCTGTGTCTTATTTTCGGGTGAATCCATACAAATGCCAACTGTTGAACAGTTAAAGAATTGTATTAGTACTGTTCGTAAATTTGGTGAACGAGTCGAAAAAGGTGAAACCATTACCGATTATTCTTTGGTTCCATTTGTTACTGAGATTGCTTCTCAGGATGTGGAGGAAGGAGAAGATTATAATTTAACACCAATACTTAATCAATTTTTAGAGTCTTCTTTGAATAAGGTATTAGAAAGTTACGATACTATGTATGACAGATTAATAAAAGGAGTTAGGATTTGTGACCCTAACGACGTAAAAAGAATTTATAAAATTTTATCGAAGGAGTTGACTTCACAGGTTAAATTAATGCAAAGTATCAATCAATCGTTTGGATTTGTAGATAGTCTTAGGGGTTTAACGGAAAATTTAATAAAGGAGAAGGAAAATGAAGGCAAAAGTGATGCTAAGTAAGGATAAGTTGAAAAATGGTGATTTGGAGAAAATCAAATTTGATCATGAAGTGATCCGGGAAGACGATAAGGAGATTGTAGTGATGTCTGAAGATGGGGCTGCTTTGGCTAAAGTATATGAAGGTCTACAAGAAATGAATGAGGCTTAACGATGACTGTTACTTACTCAGATAATGCAATAAAAACGTTTGAAAAGTATTATTACAGAAGGGATAGTAATTCTGAATTTCTTGAAACAACACCTAAAGAAGTTTTTGATAGGGTAGCTAGATATATTTCCAAAGGTGTTAAAGACGAAGAAACGTGGTATGATAGATTTTATGATATGATGAATGATGGGTATTTTAGGCCATGTACACCATGTATGATGAATGCTGGAGTTCAAGAACATCCTCAAACCGCTGCATGCTTTGTTTCCGGTATGTCGGACGATCTGATTTCCATTCTTGATATGGATAAGGAGGCCGCAATTATTTTTGCGTCAGGAAGTGGTATTGGGGCTAACTTTGGAGTTTTAAGAGAGAAGGGGGCATTACTCAGTTCTGGAGGACAGTCGTCCGGTCCTTTTGCTTTCATGAAAAAGCTTGCATCTACAGGTGATGCTGTAAAAAGTGGTGGTAGAAGTCGTAGAGCAGCAATCATGGCTATGTTTACAGATGATCATCCTGATCTTTTGGAATTCATTACATTTAAAAATGGTAATGATCAAGAACTTTTAAAATCTATGAATTTGTCTGTTGCTATTTCAGACGCATTTATGCAAGCAGTAGAAAATGATGAAATGTGGGAATTATATGGTGTTGTAGATGGTAAAATAAAAAGCAAACATAAAGCTAAAGACATTTATAATAAGATGGTGGAGAATTCCCACAAGACTGGAGATCCAGGTATTTGGTTTGTAGACAAGGCTAACAAAGGAAATGGGCTTATAGAACAGTATGGTCAGATTATCAGTACAAATCCGTGTGGGGAACAGAGCCTTCTGCCTAGAAATTGTTGCTCACTAGCATCTATAAATTTAGCAAAGTTGATAAAGGAAGATGGAACATTTGATTGGGATAAATTCAAAGAGCTGGCTAGGTATGGTACATTCTTCTTAGATTTTATGATTGATAAGAGTGGGTATCCAACACCTGAATACGAAAGGATGGCAAAAGCCACTAGGCCCATCGGTTTAGGCATTATGGGTTTAGCTGATTTGCTTTGTGTATTGGGTATTCCTTACGATTCCATAGAAGCATACGAATTGGGTAAAACTATTTCACTTACTTTGACACAAGAATCTATAAAAGCATCTATGGATTTAGCACAGGAATATGAATCATTCCCAGATTTTGAAGAGAATAGAAAAGGAATGATAGAATTATGTTTAAGGTTTGGTGCAGACATTGGTAGAACCTCTTTACGAAATTCTAACTGGACTACTATAGCACCTACAGGAACCATTTCAATATCAGCAGATTGTTCATCGGGAATGGAACCTCTTTTCGGAATTACATATACAAAGAATCTTGCTGATTCCGATGAGAAGTGGGTATTTGTTAATCCACATTTTGATAGAATGTATAGAGATGAATCTTGGTTTCCAGAAGCAGTAAAAAAGATAGAAGCAAATCATGGTTCTTGTTATGGGGTGGATATAGTACCCGATGAAGTTCAAAAGGTGTGGAGAACAGCTCACGATATAAATTGGAAAGATAGGATTGAAATACAATCCAATTTACAAAAAGGAATATCCAATGCTATCAGTAGCACTATAAACTTACCAAAATCCGCCACAGTGGACGATATGAGGGGTATCTATACCTTGGCATGGAAAAAAGGATTAAAGGGCATTACGGTGTATCGTGACGGTGCTCTGAACTATCAACCTGTACAATTTGATAAATGCGTAGAGATACTTGGTAAAAAAGAATTTGTAAGGCCAAGAGTGTTAGAAGGAAAATCATATCAAGTAAACACCGGACACGGAAAAGCTTATTTTACAGTCAATGTAAATCCAGAAGATGGCAAAGCCATAGAGATTTTTAATAATGGCGCTAAAGGTGGTGGGGTTTCTAGTGCTATGATGGAAGCCGTAGGAAGATTAGTTTCGTTGTGTTTACAAAGTTATGTGTCTCCAGAAGCAGTTGCAAAATCTTTACTTGGGATAAGTGATGGTAGGATAGTATGGGATAGGCTACTTGAAACAGATCCAAAGCCTGGTAAAATCAATAGTATTCCTGATGCTGTAGCTCAAGTTTTGTATCGTTTTTATGTAAATGGACAAATATCAGAAGATCTTAAAAATGGTTTAATGTGTCCAGAATGTGGTGGCCCAGCCAGACTTTCGGAAGGTTGCCTAATGTGTAACAATTGCGGATCGAAGTGTGGGTAAAGAGAATATTTTTTTGCCTTAAACTATTCAAATCAATTATTATCTTATAAAGATTAAGAATGGTAGGTAAAGGAGGATATAGATGGTTGTGAGTGACTTGATCAGTAAATTAAAAGAATTTCCAATGGATATGGAAGTCGTGTTTTCAGATGGATATGATCTTAATTTTTACCATTCAAATGGTATTGAAATAAAGGTTTTTGAAAATACTGTAGACATAGGGCTTGGTGGTTGTAAACTAACAGAGGAGGAAAGTGATGGGCAAATTAGATGAGGTTGTGTATGCAATCAAAGTATCAGAATTATCATCAGATGGTCCTTTGTTTAATGGTTTTCAACAACCACCAGATCAAACTATACTGAATAAGATTTACAGTAATACTTTATTGATGACCAGAAGGGAATGTGAGAATGATCCAAAATTTAAACATATAATTCCATATACTATAATTACAAGTGGTGCCGACAGGGATTTAATTTTTGTTGTTAAAAGAACTTCTAATCAGACAGAAGCTCGTTTGCATGATAAAGCTTCAATTGGTATTGGCGGTCATGTTGGACCTATTGAAAATTTACCACCTAAAGATGCCATATTTATGGGCATGTTGCGAGAACTTCAGGAAGAAGTTCATGGCATGAAATATATCGCTGATACATTGGGTACTGTTCCCAGATTAGTTGGCTTTGTGAATTATGATTTAGACTCTGTGGGTCAAGTACATTTTGGTATAGTGTATAATGCCGTAGTGAGTTCAAGGTATATTAATACAATCAAAGTGAAAGAAACTGAAAATATGGTGGGTAAGTGGATGTCTTATGTTGAGGCATTAAAAGTTCCCAATTATGAAACTTGGAGCAGCTTGATTTTGGGGTTATTGTAATGGTAAAAGTAATCTGTGTTAACGGTGTATCCAGGTCTGGCAAAGACACGTTTATAAAATTTATAAGGGAACAATCAGAAACAACTGTGGTTGTTCATTCTACTATAGATACCATTCGTAAAATGTTGATCGAAAGTGGTTTAATGGTTGGTGATAGAAAAGGGATTGGTGAAAGAGAATTTATGGTGGCTGTCAAGCAGGCATGGATAAAATATTCCGATGGTCCATACAACCAAGTGATTGATAAAGTTTTGCGTATTAAAAAGTTTATGGAACCTGCTGACATTATTTTATTTTTTGTGCAAGTCAGGGAACCACAAGAAATCAAGAAGTTAAAATTATATTATGGTGATGATTTCATAACAGTGGTGGTAAAGAAAAAAGGGATAGAAGCACAAATTTATAATGATATGTGTGTGACTGATATGGAATATGATTTTGTGATTGAGAATAATGGGACTGTGGAAGATTTGAAGGTTAGAGCAACGCATTTTTTGAATTCAATAGGGTGATTAATGAAAACTCAATTACGTTTTATGACATCCGAAGAATTACATAAACATTCGTATGGGGAGGTATTATTACCAGATACTTATAATTTTAGGGAGACTCCACCATCTCCAGTACCCACAGGATTAATGTGTGAGGTAATATTTGGGCCGGTTGTTGATTATAGATGTACCTGTGGTGCTTTGGATGGAAAAATGAATATTGGTGCAAGATGCCATGTTTGTGGTGTTGATATTGTTTCTTCTTCCGTCAGATCAGAAAGAATGGGTCATATTTCTTTGTCTTATCCTTGTATACATCCATTGGCAATAAAGTGGCTTAGTTTGGTATTGGATATATCAACTCAGAAATTAGAAAATGTAATGTACGGTAAAAATTGTATTTCTTTTGTTGAAGGTAGTGGTAATTTGGTACTAAATGATCGAGTTGGTTCTGTGGACGTGGAAGAACGAGTTCCTAATAATATTTTAGAAGGTTCAAGTTTTGCTATATCTCAAATTGTTGATCATTTGAATTTAGATCAGTCACTAGACTTGATGGGTGGAAAACGGGCGGAAATACTGTCTCGTATGAGAGATGGTCAACAGTATATATTAAGGGAAATATTGGTATCCCCTCCAGATTATAGACCTTTGTTATATATGGATGGAACTTGGATAACTAGTGCTATAAATCAATTATATGTTGATATTTTAAATCGTGTGAATCGTGTCGATAGAATGAAAATGTATAGACCGCCATCTTTAATAGTTTTGATGGAGGCTATACAGTTACAGAAAGCTGTAGATAGATTATTTATAGATGGTATAACAAAGAAAGGTGTACATTACAAATCTTTGTTAGTAGGGTTATCAAAAAAGGCCGGTTTGTTTCGTACCAATTTATTGGGTAAACGTGTGGATTATTCAGGTCGTACGGTTATTACATCCGGACCGGAATTAAAACTTGATGAAGCGGGAATTCCAATAAAAATGGCAAAAAATTTATTTGTACCATTTATTATTAATTATTTTCGTAAAAAAGGGTTTAAATTTAAAACTATACGAGATATGATAAAGAATGATGATTCTAGAATAGAAGAATGC